GGACCGCCCCTTCGCATCTTCGACGGTGACGGTTTCGTGAGGATCGATGACTGGCTCAGGCATGGAGCGGGCCTATTCTACACCCTTTTGCGGCGCTTGCGCGGCTTGCTGCTCGGCTATCGCCTGTTCATGGGCTTGCTGCTGCGCGGTCAGATCGGCTTCATGCTGCTGATCGGCACCCTGAGAGATGGCTCCAACCGCGGCTTGATGCTGCGCCATCTGCTGCTCATGGGCATGATCGACCGCCTGCATCCCGACCTCATGGGCGTGGCCTTGCAGGAGATTCACCTTCTCCATGTGGGCGTCCAAGGCCTTGGCAATCTTCGCCTCAATCGCCTCGACAAACGTCCGCGCATTCTCGGCGTTCACCTTCGCATCGACCGCCGCCAACTGCGCTGCCGCCTGAATCTGCGCGACTTCAATCCGTGTCTGGGCGTCGATCTGCTTCTCCTTCAGCCGCTCCTGCGACTTGATGGCGTCCGTCTCGATGATCTGCGTCTTAGCTTGCAGTTCCTTGCCCATCATGTCGATCATCTGGCCGGCCTGCTGCATCTGCGCCTGCATCTGATTGACATCCGGCTGGCCGTTGCCCTGCTGCACCTGCGGAGCCAGCATCTTCTTGGCACGGTCCTCCAGTTCCGGCTGCTCCAGGTTGCGGAAGAAGATATCCCCAAACACCCCCATCAACTGCGGGTTGCTCGAGATGAGGTCCCCGACAATGGCATTGGTTTCCTCGCGCTTGGTGCTGTGGGCCTTGGAAACTCCAACCGTGACGGAGTAGTTGCCTTTGCTCAGGTCGTAGAACTGCTGCATCCCCTGCGCTTGCTGAGGTGTGGCCTGTGGCGGGGCTGGAGGCCCTGCGGCTTGCGGTGGCTGTGGAGGCTGTCCGGGCTGACCTGATGGGCCAAGGGTGACCTGTTCGGGTTGGTCACTGATTCCTGCGATTTTGAGGACGCGCCCCGGCCTGTCGTAGAATGTCGGGCAGAGTTTGACGAGTTCGTTCCCACAGTCCACCATCGCTCTCTGCACGTTATCGACGTAGTTGCTATTCGCGTGCTCGGCCTGCTGCTGCATGGCCATGATGGCCCGCCCCGACTTCTCTCGAGGGTTCGTGTTGCCTAAGCTCGGATCGTAGATGCTCGTCGTGGCCTTGATGGCTTCCTCAGAGATTTGCAGGAGCTGCACCATCGCCTGAATCGGAGGCTCAACTGTCTGTCTCTGCGGCGGCGGAACGGCCGTGCCGGCGATAGAAATCGGGTCATACGGCAGATACGCAAAGTTCGTGGTGTTCGCGTTCTGCCAGATGGCCTTGTAGTTGTCAATCTGCCCAGCCGCCGCCAGATATGGCGACTTGCTGCCAAGGGCCGACTGCTCCACCGTCCCTGAATACAGGTAGTTCACCATCCGCTGCGGGTCCATCGCGGACGCAATCACCCCGCGCAGGACAATCCGCCCATCGACGTTGAGTTCCTCACCCAGCACCGGAAATAGCGGAATTCGCGTGCCAGGCCAGTCCCACTTCTTCAGCGTCTTATAGGCGGTGATATACGCGCACTTCACTTCAGGCTTACGAATGACACGCGTCCACCAACCCTGCTCTTTCGGATCGTAATCGTTTGGAGTCGTGCCATCCTTTGTGACCGTTCCATCTGGCGACTGGTAAACCTTGATTTCCTTGTAATCACAGGTCCAGTACTCAGCCATCCGTACTAGATCATCGCCAATCCACCCATCTTGGTCGCCAATCGAGCGAAACTCATCAGCAGTCGGCAGGTTCTCTTTGCCATACCGATGGGCGAACTCGGCCTTACTCAAGTCCTCCGTGACGAACATGAACGCGGCATCGGCCCGAGTGGGAAGCTGCGCTGAGGGGTCGCAGTAGACCGAGAGGCTGTTGGCAATACGCCCGATCTTCAGGTCTTGATCTCGGAGGGCTTCTGGAGAGACTTGATCGGGGTCGTTGTAGCAGTAATCGGCATAGACACGGAACCAGCCGATTCCGCCTTCTGCGGCGCCATCGGCGGCCCATTCGATGGGATCTTCGCCTCGAGCATCGTTCTGTATCTGTCGCAGCAATCCCTTAAGGATGCGAGCGGTTTCATCATCAGCCCCGAAGCCGTTGGGATGGACATCGATGGCGAAGTTGGCGGCTCTAACAGTGTTAGACACTTGCCGTGTTGGGGCTGAGATACGGTCAATCGTCAGGCAGGGTCTGGCGGGTTCCGCGGCTCGTCCCTGGATGGCCTGTCCCCCCGCCCGCTGGACCTTGATGGCTTCCGGCCACTGATCTCCGGCCCGGAACTTCTTCGCCTCCAGCATCGCCTTGCGCTGGGCATCCTCCGCTTCAGCGCACCGCTTGAACCGAAGGCGGGCGAGTTCTAGGAAGGTGAGGCTACTCTCAAGCGCGGTGTCAGTCGGCATGGGGGAGGCTTGCTTGCAGCATCGGGAATGGAATCCACTTCGCGTGCTCACCAATCATCGCCAGCATTCGCATCGCGCCTGCCTGATTCATGCTGTGGACCGCCACCGCTTGACATTGAGCGAGGTCATCAGCACAAGCCCTGACAAATCCCGCTCCAGTATCATCCCGCGCTGAATCCACGAACGTCTCACCGCCTAGATCGTGATCAAGGAATACAAGATCCCACTGGCCCTTAAATGCCTTGATCGCGTCAGCGGCCGTGCTGCAACAGGTAAGTTCATCCTGATAGAAACGCTGATGGAACCAGAGGAGCCGATGCGGGTCATCTTCCAGCACGAACACGCGCATCACATCAGCCCGTAGCGCTCTCGGTTCGTCATCCGACTCAAGGCTTCCAACTGCCCCAGCGGATTCGGCCCCGCCTGCCGCCGGAAGTAGTCGTACATCTGATCCACCAGCCGATCCGCCAGCCCCAGCCCGCGATACTCCTTCAGCACGACATGCGCGAACTTCTCCCGCCCCTCTACCACGATATGCAGCAGGAACGGGCGGTCCCGCTCCACCTTCCGCATAAACAGCATGATGGCGTCGGAGAGTTCCTTCTCCCGCTTCGTGGCGTAGCCGGCATTGGGGAGATCCCCCAGCCGGGAGGAGGCGAACTCGTCAGCGGCCATAGTTGTCCGCATCGCTCAGCGCTTCAGAGATCCGCATCACCAAGACGAGCCCGCAGATGCCCAACCCCGTCATGCCAAGGAGAATACACAAGACGGCAATGAACAGCATCAGCGGCCCTTCTTGGGATGGTGGTAGGAGCCGAGGTTCGCCGCGGGATGCTTCCGCACATGCCCCGGCTTGCCCTTCATCGACCCGACCGCGAAGTCGTGCAACTGCCCGAGGGTCATGGAGCCGCGGACCTTCTGGGCCATCGGGAACTGCGACCCATGTTCCGCTGCGGCCATCAACCGCTGTTGGGCCTTACTGACGGCTGGCATACGCCTGTCCTTTGAGATACCACCAACAGTTGATGGCAAATCCTAACCCAGTGGCGTCTTTGTCAACGCCATGAGGGAAAGACACCCAGACAAAGATGGGGAGACGCTTCCCATGACGGAGACGCACCCAACGAGGGATCAGCATTTACGGAACCGGCGTGCCTTCTGGGTTCTGGGCATCGAGCGCGTCCAGCTTGTCCGCGGCCGCGGTCAGCGCGTCCTGGACCTTCTGCACATCCGCATCGCTCATCCCGGTGCCGATCTGCCTCTTGATGTCGGTGATGTCCTGCGCAATGTTTGAGGTCGCCGTATCAATTCTCGCCAGAATGGCGAGCAGGTCGTCTACTTTGGCCATGAGATGTGCTCCTTGAGTGAAGACTTGGCGCACAAGCGCCAGCAGCTCCGCGTCCGAGGCAGAGCCTGAGTGGGTGATGTTCAGGTTGACCGTGATGTCTTTCGGCCAAAACGGCATAGGGCGCTTCGGGAGCCGCGCTATTCTAGCACTCTTCTTCTTGGCCATCAGGTCATCCACGCGGTTTCTGTGGGGAAGGGCTGGTAGTACTCCACCTCGTGCCGCGTCTCCTTCGGGGGCTGCTGTCTGACCGCGAGATACCGGAAGGCATCCGCGCCATGACTCGCCCAGTCATGTACCGGCACCGCCTTGAACTCGTTCAGGCGCGTGTTGTAGTCCCGGCGATAGTGCTGCAACGCTTCCAGCCCCTTCTCGCATCGAGTCGCATCGAACCAGCACCGAGGCAGCAGCATTCTGGCCGCGTGGATGCCATCCTCAATCGGCACATTCGGGGCAATCTGGAACTTGATGCCCAAACTGGCGGCGGTCTCAAGCCGAGTGCGGCCTGATCCTAACTCGCGGACTTCGATGTCATGCGGTGCCCAGTGCGTGCCGTAGGTATAGCCCTTGTCCGTGAGGATTTGGCGGTAATAGGGGAGTCCTTCTCCGCTGGCTTCAAAGTAGTCCACAATTCGAAGTTCACCTGAACGCAGCGATTGGCTGAACCATATCGCTGTGGAATCCCCGACTCCAAGATCCCAGTCAGTGTCCACCGGCAAGATAGGGTCGATAAGCACTGTTGTAACGCGTCCTGCAACTCGAGCAGCGGCCAGTTCTCCGGCGAATATCGCGCCCTTAACGCTCGCTTCGAAGCTGCACTCATACTCTTGCGCGTACTCATCGGCGGTCATGTCCTTTCGGGCGGCGGCCAACTCACTATCCTGGATGATGTTCGTCTCGCTCGCTCGGTGGCAGGCGTAGAACCAGTCCGGTTCCCGCTGCGCTTGCTGGATCACGTCGTAAAACTGATTCTTGCCGGCGGGAGTACCGAGAAACCAGGCCCAGCCTTGGCGATCTGACAAAGCCGGTCGTACAACTTCCGTGAAGATTCTGGGTGGTTGCAGGCCGTATTCGTCAAACACAACACCGTCAAAATAGAGTCCCCGGAGGGAGTCAGGGTTATCAGCACCGAACAGCCGCACTTGGCCGTTATTGGGATACGTAATGGTGAGTTCTGAGACTCTGGCTTGGACGTGCGGGATGTTGGAGCTGTAGTGGACGAGGTAGTCCCACGCGATGCTCTTGGCCTACGTGTAGGTCGGGGCGATGAAGGCATAGCGGGGCCGCTCCTTCTGGCACTCAAGCGCCGAGAACTGCAAGTGATTCAGCGCTAACACCGTCTTGCCGAACCGCCGATGGCAGACCACCGCGCCGAAGCGATGGTCCTCAATGGCGCGGTGGATGGTGGCGTGCAGGGGCGTTCTGGGCCGGTACAGCGACTGGACCTTCACCACTCGGTCAGCCATCACCAGGCCTTCGCCACCTCAATCACGAGCTTGCCCGTCACCGCCACTTCCTGTTCCTGCTCTTTCGGCTTGTCCAACGCCCGGTTCATCAGATCCGTAAATGCCTGGACAGACGGGTCTTTCGTGAAGATGTAGTAGGAGTTCTCGTCCCCGGAGTTCAGCGCCGCCTCGATTTCCTCGATGTTGTCGCTGCGCTTGAAGGTGCCATCTTTTTGACGCAGCATCAGGTGCTGGATGCCGATAGCATGACGCACCTGGGCGCGGAGCATCGGCTCGAGGTCTTTCAGCACCCGCTGGCGGACGAGATCGCGGGCTTCTTCCTTCTTCAGGGTCGGCTCGTATTTCACCCCTTTGGCCGGTCCCGAGTTCGGGCGTTTGCCCCCATGTCCATTAGGCATGAATGTTCAAAATGTTCAAGCGGTTCAAGTGGCCATTCTACACCTTTGCCTGCGCTCCGGTGAGGGCGGCGTCGGGCCATCGGCGTCGTGTACCTTGAACCAACCGCAGGAGTTGCCTGGATGCCCGTTCCTGCCGTCGCCAGAAGGCTCGCTGGTGTGGGCCCGAAAGACGGCGCACGCGCAGGGCTCGCGTAATTCGCATGGCATCACTCTCCGCTGGCCCCACGGATGAATGGCGGATCCGGCAAGGGTTGCCAGTGACTTGGATGCTCAAAGGTCCATTCATCATTACGATCCCACCACGCCCCGGCATGTCCGTCTGTCGCTGCATGCCAGTGCGCCACAACAATCCCGTCGTTGAACCAGAGGAGGATTGCGGTGCCATCTCTCGGGGCTGTATCGATAATCTGCCATTCCCTACTATTGGGCCGATCTGATATCGGAGGCATGAGCATCCCCAAGAAAGACAGAGCAAGGAGAACGCGTTTTATGAGCATCTCTGCACGCCAATCAGCATAGCATCAAGACCGCAATCGCAAGGCCAGTCACGTCCCTCCACGCTGCGATCACATTTGGGCGTATGTCGTCCGTAGTCCTTCAGCGCCTGCGTCAGAGCCTCGGCTCGGTCATGCTGCTTCTCTGCTTCCAGTTTCAACTGCATCAATAGCCCTGCCGCCATATGCGGCGTGAACTCGTCCCGTGCCTGCTCTGCCTGCTGGCGTCCTCGGGCTTCGGCGGCAGTGAGGGCAGCGACTATGATGCCGGTCACGCACTCCACAATATCTAGCCCTGCCGCATCTGGATTTCGTCGGTAGACCGCATCAGCAACCAGTTCGGCCGTCTCTATCGCCTGTGCGCTCGCACGGACGGGGGAGCCATGCACA